GATACATCTTTAAGACTTGCTCACTTCTTAGCTCAATGTGGCCACGAATCTGCTAACTTTAAAGCTACAAGAGAAAATCTAAACTATTCTGCTGAAGGACTAAATAAGATATTTAAAAAATACTTTCCTACATTAGAATCAGCTAAACTTTATGCAAGGATGCCAGAGAAGATAGCTTCTAAGGTTTATGCTAATAGAATGGGCAATGGAGATGAAGCTTCAAAGGATGGCTTTAAATACGCTGGTAAAGGCTATATTCAGCTTACTGGAAAGGCTAACTATATGGAGTTTGATAAAACTGTTCCAGAGGATATAACTAACAACCCAGAGCTTGTAGCGACTAAATATCCTTTAGCTTCTGCTGCTTGGTTTTGGTCTAAAAATAGTCTTAATTTAATAGCTGATAAAGGTGCTACTGATTTAGTAGTTACTTCGGTTACTAAAAAAGTTAATGGTGGTACAATAGGTCTTGCTGATAGGATTAAACACTTTAAAGAGTTCTACGCATTATTGAGTTAATTTGTATTTTATAAAATAATCTTTAACTTGCACAAAATTAAGGGATTATGCTTTATAAATCTAACGACCTAATTGTATGGAATGGAATAATAACTTATTATGCCATTATAAAGCCCCTATTGAGTTCTAAAGATTCAATAGCATTTGCACAGCACGAAGATATTTTACTTTATAACTCATTTGTATGAACCTAAACAGACCAAGATTAAGCCCTAATGAGTTCAATCTAAGGCAAGAAAAAAAGCTATGGGATAAAAAACTTTATTCTGTAATGATTTTCTCCGATGTACACGGATGGTTAGCCGACCTAAGAACACTAAGATGTATCAATAACATCCTTAAGGATAATAAATTTGATGAAGTATGTATCAATGGAGATTTGGTAGATATGCCATTTTTGTCTAAACATACCCAAAAGTTGTATATGGATGGTATTCTAAACGGCTATACCGAGATAGGCGAGATAGACTACACCGTAGAACAAGTCTTAAAACCATTAAGATTAAGCACAGATGCAGAGATTCGCATTCGTACTGGAAACCATTGTGAAAGGATTACAAAGCCTAACTTATTGGGAGATAAGCAGTTAAAAAACTTAGCTATTCTTTACAATAACTTCCAGACTACTAAGCTTGAGGAGATGCTTCAATTAGAGGCTTTAGGAATGAATTATGACCCTTCTGATGTATTTACTTACTTTGATATATTTGATGTAACACACGGCCTTAAATTGGCTAAAAACGCAGCAGAACAGAACATAAAGGATTATATGTCCTCTGGCTCTACTGGCCACACCCATAGATTAAACTCTAAATACCTAACAAATAGGAAAGCTCCTTATGTTTGGTTGGAATCTGGATGTACCAGATTAATCAACCAAGTGGAGTATTTACCTACTGGAGTGGTAGCAGATTGGCAGAACGGCTTTGTAACTGTACATTTCTGGGTTGATGGCGATAAAGTGCGTTTTTTCGCATCTCCGCACATTATTATTGATGGAAGATGTTACTACAACGGAGTGGTTTACGACTTCAATAAATCTTAAAATAGTCGTATTTTTATGTTATGGCTGATAACATAGAAAACATAGATGATATTGAAGATGTAACCGATGACCAAACTCTCGCTGAAATAGATTTATTTTGGGGGATGTTTAAAGATTCAGAAGAAATGTCTTTTACTTTTTTTAATTCACAATTTAAAGTAGATTTGCAAATGCAGTTAATGCGAATGATTAAAACACGATTGAATTTTTTAGACTATGACGAGGAGAATTAAACTAATTGAAAGACTACAAGAACTATATTCAGAAATAGAATTAATCAAAAGAGAAATAATAAAAGAAACTAACTTAGAAAAACAAAAAGAAAAACAGAATGAAAAGTATCGAAGAAATTAACCATCTTGAAAATTGTGAATGCTCGGAGGTTTGTACTAATTGTAGTGTTAAACACCAATTTAAACCTGTTGAATTAACTGGGAATCAAATAGCTGATATAGTAATAGAAAATGCAGTAAACCCAGACCATTACAATCGTTTTGCAATTACCCCTATTGAATATATTGAAGCTAATAAATTAGATTTTGCAGTAGGCAATGTTGTAAAATATGTGTCAAGATATGATGCTAAAGATGGTTTAAAAGATTTACTTAAAGCAAAAGAGTATTTAAACATTGTAATTGCAAGATTTAAATAATACCTTTGTCGCCCTATGACAGAAGAACAAGAGTTAATATCGTTAAAGAAAGAAATTGAACAATTAAAGCAAATCCTTAAAAACAGAGAAAAAAGATATGAAGAAGTTTATAATGTATTTATTACTAATGGTAGTAGTTTTACTACTTTACTCTTGCAAGACCAAGACTGTTGTTAAGGTTGAAAAAGAAGTAATTACCGAAGTTAAAGAGGTAATTAATACAGTTTATACCGATACTGGAAAGATAATCACTAAGACAGAATATATCTACGAGGTTAAGTATGATACTATCAATAAAACCTATTATTCTGTAATTACTAAGGTACTTGAGAATAAGAACGAAAATAAGGCGATTTCAGCCAATAAAAAGGAAGATAGGGTAGTTGTACAAAAAGAAAAAGAAAGTTCAAAGGAGGTCATTAAAAAGGCTTCATTTAGCGATATATTGAAAAGCTGGGCATTAGCTATTGTTTTAGGGTTTGTAGCTTATTTATTAATAAGAAAGTATATATTATAAAAAAAGTTTATACCTTTGCAATGTTTTAAGTTTTTAAGGTAAATAGTTTGGTTTAGGGAAGCTCCACTTAGTGTGGGGCTTTTTTTGTATATTTGAATAAAAAAGTTATGCCACTAAGAAAAGCAAAAGGAACATCGAAAAAGGCTGTACAATCAGCTATATCCTACAACATTAAAGATTTAATGAAGGATAACAAGAAGTCTGGTAAAGCAAGAGGTGCAATGGGCAAAACAAGGCCTATGAACCAAATTTTAGCTATTGCCATATCTAAAGCAAAAGGAAAATAAAAAATAATTTGTAATTATTAAAAACATTATTACCTTTGCAGTATCAAAGAGTATTTGTTCCGACAAATAGATACCCTTTCGATAGGGAAGCGAGAAAAGAAATAAATTGGAGTTAAGGTGTCGGCTTTAACTCCTTTTTTTTTAGCTTCAAGCATAATCTGACTGACTTTAATAAGTGGACAAAGAGAGGCGAAAGCCATCTGTACTACCAGTATGTAGGTCAAACTTTTAAATCTTGTGATTGGGCTGTAAAACACCTTCCCAGCAAGAGCCAAGCTATTACCGATTCTTATTTGAGGAGCTAATAATTTAGTAAGTTTAAGTGTTTATATTCTCTTAGGGAGGGGAGGGTATAAACACCTTTTTCTTACCACTAAAACCTTAAACTTTTTTCAGAGCTAATAATTATGACAATACAATGTATAAGAGCTGGTAAATCAAAATATTTAACAGACAATAAAGAATACGAAGTTATTAAAGAAGATTTTAATGACTATTATATAGTAAATGATAATAATATGTATCAAAACTATAAAAAGAATAGATTTAGAATCATTCTAAATTGCAAATAAATTATTATTATTAATAAATCATCACTAACATTGTAAAAAAAACTAACTATGGAAGATTTAAAAGAACACCAGTATTGGATTGACAAACAAGAAGATTTAGCAAGTGATTGCGAGAATAATGATATTGAAGAATGCGAAGATTAACTTTATTTGAATTATGCCTTATTTATGCTTTAAATATAGCTTTGATTATATTTGTAATTAAGATGATAATTAACGGATTTCTTTATGTATCAAGGTTTTATAATTTAGAATCATTCTAAATTGCAAATAGTTCTTGACAGATGTTAAAATAAACCACACCTTTGTCCTACCAAAACAAAACGAAAATGACAAAACTTAAAAACCCACAAATTTTAGATGTTCAAGTGAACAACTTTAATTTCCAAGAGGAGTATCTCGTTTCTTATACAGATGGAGATATTATCTACCACCAAGACTTTTTAATTGCCGACCTTATCAAATGGGTATGTAACAATCATTTAGTAGGCTATGGTGGGATGGTAGCATTAGAAATTAAATCTTCTAATCCAAACCAGAAAGAACCTATTATTGTTAGAGAGCCTTTACAAACTTTTATTGAAGCTAATTACAAAGGGATTATTCAAAATCTATTAACTCAACCAAGTTTATGATTATTAGACAAATCTTTAGAAACCACTTAGATGAGCAAGGCTTACCTAAAGTGCAAGAAGTTTTAGTCCAATCAACAGTTGGAGTTCCTCCAGAAGAAGCTGGAATAGAATTACACAAATGGGCTTTATCCATTAGATGCCAAGCAGATAAAGTTTACAAGAAATTACACAAATTAGAAAAAAGAGATAACTATTTACTATTTAACAAATAAAATGAAAGAACTAATCGCAATCCAATCAGAGCTTAAAGCTCCAAAGAATTTAACAAATAACTTTGGTGGTTACAAATATCGTTCAGCAGAAGATATTTTAGAAGCATTAAAACCTTTATTAAAGAAATACAACTGCTATTTAACTCTATCTGATGAGTTAGTTAATATCGGAGATAGATATTACATTAAAGCTACTGCTACTATTTATTCAGAGAAGCAACAAGTAAGTGTAACAGCTTATGCAAGAGAAGAAGAATCTAAGAAGGGTATGGATGGTTCGCAAATCAGTGGTGCTTCAAGCTCATACTCACGAAAATATTCGCTTAATGGGCTTTTTCTCATAGAAGATACAAAAGATAGTGATGCTACTAACACTCACGATAAAGAAACTCAATCTACTTATGCTCAACTACCAACAAGTGGTGCAACATTTAATGGTACAATATTTCAATCAGTTCCTAATAATGTAGTAGCTCAAGTAAAGAAAAAGCCAGTATTACTTTTAAATACAGAAAACTTTGGTAACTGCCGTAAAGCTTACTTAAAAGATAAGTCTAACTTAGCAAAGATTTGCGAGAAATACGAAGTAAGTAATGAAGTTCACTTTGCTTTAACTCAAGAATAATATGAGCATAGAAATCAAAATCACAGACACAACAAATGTCCAATTTCCAATTATTATCAAGGATAAAAGAGGAAATATAATTTATTACCAAAATGAAAATGGTTATTGGGAACAATATACCTACGATGATAATGGCAAAGAATTAACCTTTAAAAATTCATTCGGTGGTTGGTATAAAAAAACCTACGATGAAAATGGTTATGAATTAACCTTTAAAAATTCAAGTGATGATTATAGAATCAAAGGCAAATGGGTTACCAAAGAGGTATTTTTAGCGTTTGTAAATAGACCCGAATATACAATGAAGGAATCAGTTGCTATATTAGGTTACAACTTTAAAATAAAGAAATAACATGAATAAGTTTAAAATTAGACCAAGTTCAATGGGCAAGATAATGGGTAAGCTTGACAAAAATGGAGAGCTTCCTAAAACTTGTACCACATACCTAAAAGAATGGTATGCAGATAGCTACGAAGAAATCAGCTCTAAGTATATGACTAAGGGCATATTAATGGAAGATAAAGCTATTGATTTTATGGCCGAGCAGTTAGGCTATGGATTAGCAGAAAAGAACATTAACATTTACTCTAATGAGTGGTGTGTTGGTACTCCAGATGTTATCCAAGATAATACGGTTATAGACATCAAATGTTCGTGGAGCAAGAAAACATTGCACGATGCAATAGAGCTTAATAAAGACTACGAATTTCAGCTTAGGGCTTATATGTGGCTTTTAGATGGCCAAGTAGATACAGCTATTTTATTCTATGCTTTAATGAATACTCCAGCAGAAGCAAACTACGGTACAGAAGTAAGCTATGAACATTTACCAGCTAACGAAAGATGGTTAGCATTTGGATTTGCAAGGGATTTAGAAATCGAAGCTCAAATGAAAGAGAGAGTAGAGTTGTGTAGAGAATGGTTAGAGGAGTTTGATAGTGAAGTAAAAAAAAAATTAGGTAAAATAAATAAATAACAAAGTGGATAACAAGAAAAACTATGTAGGAAGTGGTAAGACCAAGAGCCTACAATTCGGAGAAGTACAAGAGTTAAGTTTAAACATTGAGCAACTTAACAAGTTACCAAGAAGTGCAAAAGGTTACATTCGTGTAACAGTTTCAAAAAGGAGAGAAGCAGACCAATTCGGTAATGACTTATCCGTAGTAGAAAACACTTATGTGCCTAAAACTAAGGCAACGGATGCTAACGAAGATTCGTTACCGTTCTAAAACATTAAAGGAAATGCTCTACCAATCGTTCTTTTCGCATAAGGTCAGTTTTTTTATATAACAAAAAAGTAGAAGGGGTTTTACTTGACCTAATATAAGTTGTGGTAGGCTTATATTTTAAACTATTTATCTTAAAACAATGAAACAGAAAACACAATTACAAATGGTTAAAGAGCATTTAGAAGCTCACAAATCAATTACAAGCTGGGAAGCTATACAAACATATCACATTACAAGATTAGCTCATTACATCCTTTGTTTAAGGAAAGATGGATTAACCATCCAAAGTGAGCAAGTTAAAAGTGAGGGCAAATGGTGGGTTAAATATAACTTATGCTAAGCATAGAAAGATTGTTTCTGGATTTAGGCTTGGAGCTTGATAAGGATAAATTGGAGCAAGTAGAAAAGAAGTATATTGTTGTTCCAAAGGGAGTAAGGGTTAATAGAAAAGATGTTATTATTGATGTCTTTAATAAGATAGCTTTGTTGCATGGATTATTACCAGAAGAAATATTTGGTAAAAGAAGATTTGCAAAGTTTGTTAAGCCTAAACAAGAAGCCATTTATGTATTAACTGAACTTGGCTATGGAGTAGTAGAAATCTCAAGAGTATTAAAGTGCGACCACGCAACAGTTATTTACCATAGAGAAACTATACAAGGCTATACAGAAATTGATTCTTATTATAAGAATAAGCTTGAAAAGAAATATAGAGATTTATTAAGAGGAGAAACCGTTTTACCAATAGAAACTTTAGCAATTGCGTTATGATGATAGACAAAAGAGATTTGATTATAGAAAATCAAAAAGAAATCATAGAAAATTTAGAAAAGATAATTGCTGTTCAAGAAGAAAAAGCAAAATTAATGGAAGATATGATAAATCTTCTTACTTTAAGTATAATGACTTAGTTATGAAAAAAGAAGAAAGAGA